CAGAGCACAATGTCCGTTATGTGCAGCTTCTCGCTCATCACACCAAGCCGCTCTACCAGCTCAGTCTCATCTCGCACCGCTGCCTGTTTCCACTCAGTGGCGATAGTCTGCTCTTCTTTCATCCCGCCAGCACCGAACACGTTATGCAGCTTGCGTCCCATCCCCATCACATCTTCCCACGAGTTGCCGAATGCCGTCTGTGTGGACTCGGCGTCCGCCACGAGCCCAGCCTCCTGCTGCTTGAGCGTGCCCTCACTGGCGAGCTGCCCTGATAGCTGCATCCTCGAGAGCGGCGTGTTGCTCACCCTGGCGATGTCCATTATGATGTCATTCTTATAGGCCAGCAACGATGACAAGTCGCCGGATGGAATGCGCCCGACTTTGGCGTTTGGATCTTCACTCGTTATCAGACTACCTGGTGCGGTCTTTACGTTGCCCAAGTCGCCCATCCCCGCACCAAGGGCGTACATCACCGAGAATGCGTCATAGTCAGCGGATGCCGCAAGTGCTATCGCTTGTTTGTTGAGTGCGTTCTGTGGCGGGATCACGTCAATCATTCGTGACTTGCCGTAGTTGTAACCGCCAGCCTTGTACGCGAAGTGCATCAGCGGCACACCAAGCGGATCGCCGCCCTCTGCGTTGGTGGTTGTCCACGGAATAGGCCAGCGTGGTTCATCATCATCAGTATAGCGCGTCCAGTTGCCGCGTTCTACTTTATCATCACTGACGTACTTCTCGATACGGTCAGGGTAATATAGGTTTAAGCGTCGCTTGTTTCCAGCATCATCTTCTAAATTCGTTATCACCCACCGCTTTGAAGCGAATGACACAAGTCCTCTTCGTTCATCGCTGTAATGTATCTTCACGCCGTCACTGCCGTCGAAGCCCAGTTCTAGCGTGAATATAGGGCGTTCTTCCTCAACGTCCCATTCGACCATTACGAAGGCGTCACCATCACGCACAGACGCAAGATGCACGTCATTCTGCACGCCGTCCATCCTGTTCACTTCCCACCAGTCCCATAGTTGCACGCTCTGCGTTTCGCCAGCATCGAAGCCGGTTACAAGTAACCGCTCCGCAAGCGAGTCAATGACTATCGGGCAGTAGTTGAGCCTAAACGTCACACCTGTCGAAAGCTCAAGGAACCGCTGCTGCCGCCGTGATAGTTTCGTGTGATGCTCACCATCGTAGTATTCGCGGTACATCACATAACGGCGCTGCTGTTCCACCTGCATCTCGTATAGATGATTCAAAAACGACTGTCGAACAAGTGTGCTCATATCAGGCATATCGTGTCACCCTCACCGTGCTCTTTTTCTCTACGGCTTCCATAATTCCGTAGCGTGCGCAATCATAAAAGTCATCACCACCATTTCCTTCCTCATCACAATCGACTTTCAATACGTCCTCCGGTCTGCGCGGATCGTGCTGCATTTCCGGCAAACATTCAATCAATCGAGCACAGCGCGGGTGTATGGTTATTGTCGGTGGTATCCCTTGTTCTACCGACCCCAAGCGCCTTAGTATCTCAGCCGCGCCGTTTATACGGTTCATCTGCGCCGGTTCTAGCTTGTGGTTAAACGCCCTGTACTGCTCTGCTATGGTCGCCTCTTCCCCTCGCTTTGCGAACACGTCCGCACCTGCTACAAACTTATGCACCGCCCTTGCTGGGCTGCGCCTGACCATCGCGTGTATCGCATCGCTGTGAGACTTCACTAGCCAGCCGCGCTCTGCGTGCTCACCCCACACGTACACATTGCCATCACCGTCCTTCGCCATCAGGTACACAACGGTATAGTGCTTGAAGCCGTAGTCCATCGCTAACCACCACGTCCAGTGCTGTGATGCGTCGAACTTCGCCACGTGTATCTCGCGGTTGAAGGTCGTGAAGTATTGACCAGCGGCAATGTTCCAATCGCCATCACGCCATGCGCGTCCGAGCCAGCCTGTGAGACTCTCAAGATAGTCCCTATATGCGTCATCAATGTGCGGGTTATCGTGATATGTTGCGAATATAAACCGCGTGTCCGTTTCTTGCTTGCGTTCCCACGGTTCAATAAATAGTTTCTTGATATACGCGTGTCCCACACCGCCAGGGTTGAAGTTGCTGTACAATCGAGGACGCCAGTTGGGTTTGCTTGTTCTTATGCTGCCGCGTATTTGTTGGTGCTTTAGAAGTGTGAGCAAGTTGTTTTCCTCAATTGTGACCCCATCATATTCAATGCCTAAATAGTTATCAATATCGCTCTCTGTGTTATACCCACCGAATAATATGCGCCCCTCATTCGGTAATGTCAATGTGCTTCTGTATGCACTATAACTGCCCCTATATTGCGGACACACCTTGTCAATCAAGTCCTCAAAGCTCTCGCGTGCAGCCTTGCCAACCTTTCGCAGAAACAACCACTTAAGTCCCTTAACGCGCATACAATCATCAAAGACTGTCTGTGCAAATTCAGTATGTGACTTGCTGCCGCCCCTTGCCCCACCCATAGCGATTTGTACCGGCCCATCTGGTCGATCCGCCAACCGCGCCATAGCGTGAAACTCTAACCCTTTTAACGTTGCGCCATATTCTCCATATCGAAAGTTGCGTAATTGGTCAGGAGGGCATCCAACCTTAAGCCCATACGCATTCCACTTATCATAGTTACTTGTCATTCTCAAACATCTTGGCTAACGATTGCTCAAACCTATTGTCTTTAACTTGTATAGCCCCTATGACTTCCTGTTTTGTTCGTGGTGTAAACTCATCATCCATTACCTGCAACCACCATTTCGACATCTGCAAGTCCTTGTCACCTATCGCCGTGATAATATTATGGCGTGCCTTGTCAGTGATGCGATTGCGCTCATTATTCCACGCTTCATTTACTGTTGGATAATCAGTAATATATTTCTTGGCAGTAATCCAGGAGCACCCAACAACATCGGCAATGGTGCTTATAATCCCACCACTGTCCTTGATTGCTTTTATAAATTGTGCCGCTGTATAGCCGTTTCTACGCACTGTCCCCTCTTATAGTTTTCTTAATTCAAAGTCTGATGTACTATACTCCTGTGTATCTACTTCCACCGTAATCCTCAGCACCTTGCCGCGCATAGTCAACAATGGCAACGCGTCCGCTTCCTGGTTGCCTGGTATATCCACCTTGACACGCCAGCCCCCGTCACTAGAAATCGTTATCGCCGTCTGTAACGGTGCTATCGTAGCGAGAAACGTGCAGGCGTTGGTCATATCATCCTACGTGCGTGTACCGATACCCGCGCTCATTGTCGCTTGTCACCTGCCGCGAAAGCAGCGCACCCAGGAGCAGTAGTACTAATCGGCTGCCACGGTCAACCTCAACCGGCAATTGCACGCCAAGCACGTCCAGCATTCGAGCGTGCCACCAGGTTGTATCCTGCGATGCCCACCCGTTTTGCATATCGCCAATAGTCCAACCGCCCTCGTCGTCTGCCGTCACGTCCAGCTCGACAACGGGGTAACAGGTAGGCGATGCGTTAATGAGTGCTGCGTCTGCGTCAGAGCCTACCCAGAAGAATAGGAAGTAGTCGGGTATCAGCATCTCGCTTGCACTTAGGTTTAGCGTGTGTGTGTGAGCCGGTGCGTCTACTGTCACCTGCACCCAGTTGCCATCAATCTTCAGCACATAGTGAACGTGCCCATCGCCTGGCAATCCGTCCAAATTGTCGTCTGCCATAGCAAATCCGCCTATGAGAGTGTGCCGATGCGGTGACGCCACTGGTCCTGTGAGCCGTGTTAAATCACCGTGTACTTGCGTCTTGCCGCCCACGTTTGGAAGCGATGGACGCGATGGGTTATCGGACGAGCCGTCCCCTGCGTTTGTTGCTATTATATAAGCTGCTTTTACCATAGTTTACTCCTAATACGCGTCGAAAATTAAATCGTACTGCGTTGCGTCAGTTCGTGGGAATATTGCGAAATTGTCATAGGTTGCATCGGCTGGCGGTGTACCACCAACACCACACCTAATACCATGCACTGTTTCTGTTTCATTAACAGTCGCGCTACCATAACTTATTTTATTTCCGCCATCAACAAATGCGTCAATCGTTTGACCATAAGCGATTGCCCTTATATCATATGCTGTGTTACCGTCGATAGTAACTGATGCTGACGCGCGTTTCGTAGCCGTTCCATCAAATTCATATAACTGTATTTCGTTGTCGTGTGGGTGTACTCGAGCCGTCCACAAATGCGTAGAATCTGTATAGCGTAGCACAATTCCATCAGTTGTTAATCTACCACTATCAGTATATTGTGGCGTTGCAGTTACATTAATAAGCAAGTCAGCGATGCTCGTAGAAACTGTTGCAAGCGACGAAATGGCTGTACTCGCCTTATTGCTCTGTATGTCGAAGTCCCCACTCTGCTACGTCCACGTTCCCCCAACCTCCGGCGTGATAGCGTCCAAGCTCGTGCCATTCGCCGCCGTGAACGTACTCATCGCCGTTGGTTGCAGCACGCTTTCGAGGGTGTCGGTTGGGATGCGGAAATCGTCGATTGTGCCAGCGGCGTTATAGGTGCTTAACGCTGCATATAAGGTAGAAATGTTTACCAATGCCGTTCGCCATAATAATGTCCAAGTAGAGAATGTAGACCCCTTAACATACCACGCTGCACCGTATAAATAATTTGCAGCCGTTTCGCCTGTTCGCCACGGTACGCCATTGGAGTCATAACCTCCTAAAACCAGGCAAAGCTGATAATCTGTATCTGCATTAAATGCAGCTACTGAAACGGATTCAAGCTGATTACCCGCGCCGTCATATGTTCTAGCCAGCCAAGTCGTGCTACTCAAAAATGAATACACTCTATTATTGCCAATGGTATTAGCGTCATCCCAAAACCCCATGTATGCGGTAAGTGAAGCAATGTTAAGTGTTTCATATAATGTCATTCCCAAACTTTTAGTTAATGCTAAACTGACTAATGCTAAGTCACCTAATGCTGGCGTCCCCTGCACCGTAAATGCACATTTGTTGCTCACCACTGCCAGCGTGCCGTCCTTCTCCACCACCGTCAGCTGCCCAGCGGTGATACCCTCGGCTACGGTGTTCAACACCTGCGCGTCGCTGTAGTTCTGGTTGCTTGCGGTGAACGGCGCGTTGAGCAGATACGCAAGTGCCAGCGTCCCAGTGCCGACGGTTGGTGCTCCTGTGGCGATACCTGTAGCAGTTAGCGGGTATGCGCTAGGAGCACCGCCCATTAAAAGCATCAATAAGCGTCTGCGTATCATCGTTACGCCACGTCCGGTATGTTGATCGCTATTGCTGTCAATGTGAACGTGCCACCGGATACAACTGCCACGCCAGCCGCAAGCGGGCCAGCGGCAATTAGTGCCGATGTGCTATCATCTGTCAACGCCCAAAACGCAGCGGTTCCGGATGCCGTCACGGTTCCATCTGTGATCGCGTCAACTGTGATTTTTCGTCCACTTGTCGCGTCAGCAGGTCCGGTGAATGTCGGTGTCGCCTTAACGCCCAGCGCGTAGGTGCTGGAGGCTTCGGCAAACGTGGTTGCTACCGCGCTGTTAATGTACAGGTTTTCGGTTAGCGTTTCCGCAGCCGTTAACCCGTCGTCTAAAATGTCATCGTTTAGATAATTTGCCACTGTTGTCCCCCGTGCTACTAAACTACCGTTACCATTATTTCAGTATCTATTG